AGCCAGTTCTCAAGATACTAGAGAATATACAAGGAGAAAAATTTGTTGAGCACCGCATGGGTTTGACCAAGGACTTAGAAGCATGTGGGTTTTTTGATAAGGACGTTTGGTTTAGAGGTGTAGCTGACTTGTTAATTATTGATGAAGAATCTGCTCATGTAATTGATTACAAGACGGGTAAGTCAAGTAAGTACGCCGACACTAAACAATTAGAGCTCATGGCACTAGCAATATTTAAACACTTCCCTAAAGTACAGAAAGTAAAGGCGGGGCTAGCGTTTGTTGTGTGTGATGATTTTGTTAAGGCTAAGTATTCCGCAGAAGATGCCCCTTTATTTTGGATGCGTTGGATAGAAGAAACTAACCGTTTAGAGGCCGCACATAAAACGGGGGTGTGGAACCCTAAACCAAACTTTACTTGCAGAGGTTATTGCAAGGTATTAACTTGTGAGCATAACGGGAAAGGGCAGTACAGATGAACGACGAAGACTTGAGAGATTGCTTTGCAATGTTTGCTTTGATGGCTGTTGTGTTTGCACACAAAGGGGAAGATTCAGAATCAGCTTCGCTTACAGCCTATGAGTACGCAGATGCCATGTTAAGAGCACGAAACAAAGAACCCGAGCAAGAAGTTGGCATAGTTGCGGCTAAGCCTAGGAGGAAAAAGAGTGCGTAAAGAAAAGTATATTAATGAAGATATACCGGAAACAAAAGAGAAAGATTTGTTTGACATGACGCAAGAGGAAGTGGCGCAAGTATTAAATTCAAGAAGAGAATATATATCTGTTGTTGAGAAAAGAGCTATGCAAAAGTTTAAAGCTGCTCTTAAAGAAAAAGGTATTACTTTTGAAGATTTAGTGGAGAAAAAATGAAACCAGCAAAATTTATGTCATATAAACCGCAAAAAGATGAGTTTAAATTGGCTAAATCGAAGACACATGTTTTACCAAAACCCTATGTGCCAACCTCACACCCACAAATACAGCGACTTAACGAGGCCATTAAAAAATGACAGACCCAGTTAACCACCCAATTCACTACACCGACCACCCATCGGGTATAGAGTGCATTCAGATTACTGAGCATATGAACTTTAATCTCGGTAATGCTATTAAGTATGTGTGGCGTGCTGGACTAAAGGGTAAACCTTTAGAAGACCTAAAAAAAGCAGTGTGGTACATCAACCGTGAAATTGCTAGATTGGAGAAACAAAATGGATAAAATAACGCCGCACAATCCTGATTGGTATCCGCCTTGTTTTGAAAGCAAAGAGCGGCATACAGCTTACATGTGGCAGTCGTATAGGACTAATCAACCGCACGACCCTTTGAACTATTGTTTAGACTGCACCCGTGAATACAAGGTAAAAATGCTGGAGCAGAAGAGGTGCGAACATCCTGAGACTATTTTTGTGGTGTGGAGAAGTTCACATAAAAAAGACATGCCAACAGGGGGAGTTTTAGACACACCAGACATTCTTGGCATATCAAATAACAGTAGATTTTGGGATAACCCAGAGTACGATTATGTCCCAGGCAAACCAAAGGAGCCGTCCCCATGTCTTTAGAGCCTATTCCATTTGCAGGTATAGTAGAAACTGACCCAGAAATAGCTTATTTGGACGCTATTGTTGCAGAAATGTATGGTAAAAATCCCGAAAATATGCCAAAATACATAGTATTAGGAGATGGAAGTCTCTACATATTCCATAAAGAGGAAGACCGCTATGCCTTATGTGAACAAACCACGCCCATACAAGAAGGAATACCAACAGCAGAAGGAGCGGGGAGAGCAGCCATCCCGCAATGCTCGGGAGAGGGCACGCTATGCGATGGACAAGAAGGGCGTAGACAGAGCGGGGAAGGATATTGACCATGTTATCCCTCTTTCAAAAGGCGGCACGAACGCCCCCAGCAACCTCAAACTTAAATCCAAAAGCGCCAACCGTTCTTTTAGCCGAAACTCAGACCACACAGTCAAGCGAAATAAATCTAAGAATGGAAAAGCCTAAAGCATATTCATGGCCTGGGGTTTACCCGCCCATGAAGCACCAAAAAGAAACGGCAATATTCTTAGCAACAAATCAAAGAGCTTTTTGTTTTAATGAACAAGGCACAGGCAAAACTGCATCAGCTATATGGGCAGCAGATTGTTTATTAGAACAAGAAGTAATCAGCAGGGTTTTAATCATATGCCCCTTGTCAATTATGCAGTCAGCATGGCAAGCGGATTTGTTCAAGTTTGCCGTTCATCGTAAAGTAGCTATAGCATACGGCGATAGACTCAAGCGCAAAGCCATTATAGAAAGCGACGCTGAGTTTGTTGTTATCAATTATGACGGGGTTGAAATTGTCGCCGACAGCATTGCGAATGGCGGGTTTGACCTAATCGTGATTGACGAAGCTAACGCATACAAGACGCCGACTACACAACGATGGAAGACTCTCCATAAGCTAATAACACCAAGCACATGGCTATGGATGATGACTGGAACACCAGCAGCTCAAAGTCCGACCGATGCCTACGGCTTAGCCAAGATGTGCGTGCCTGATAACGTGCCAAGATTCTTTGGGGCTTTTAGAGATCAGACTATGATTAACATTAGCAAGTTTAAGTGGATGCCAAAACCAACCGCAAGCGAAGTAGTTTACCGAGCATTACAACCTGCTATTCGCTTTACTAAAAAAGAATGTTTAGACCTGCCGGATGTTACCCATGTATACAGAGACGCACCACTCACGCCACAACAAGAAAAATTCTACAGGCTTCTCAAGAAAGAAATGCTCATGGTGGCTGCGGGGGAGGAGGTCAGTACCGTCAACGCTGCCGTCAATATTAATAAATTATTGCAGATTTCTGGTGGGGCTGTCTATTCTGATACCGGCGCTGTTATTGAGTTTGATGTGTCTAACCGCCTTAAAGTTATCGAAGAAGTTATAAACGAGTCAAGTCAAAAAGTCCTTGTGTTTGTATCGTTTACTCATACAATAGAGTTACTCAGTGAGCATTTGAGAGGGGTAGGTATTGTCTGCGATATCATAAATGGGGCTGTTCCCGTCAATAAACGGACGGAGATATTTAAAAGATTTCAAGAGACACCATACCCTAAGGTCTTGATTATTCAGCCACAATCTGCGGCACACGGGGTTACCCTAACTGCAGCCGATACAATTATTTGGTATGCACCCGTTACATCAATCGAAACATATTTGCAAGCCAATGCTCGTATTGATCGACAAGGGCAAAAGAACCCGATGACAATCGTGCATATTAAGGGTTCTCCCGTAGAGACAAGACTCTACGCTATGCTGCAAAATAAACTAGACGTTCATGATAAACTAATTGACTTATACAAAAATGAAGTTGAAGAAGATACTTGACAAACTAAAATATTAGTAGTAATATTATTTAACGAACAAAGATTCGTAAACATAAAGAAAGGAAAGTATGTCAGATATAACAGTCGATCAAATCGTCGAAGTCTATATAAAGATTAGAGACGCAAGAGACGAAGCTAGGAAAGAAGCCGACAAGATTGAAGCCGACTTTGAATCTCAGCTAGAAGTTCTTGAGCAACAAATGCTTGATGTATGCAAAAACACTGGGGCTACAAGTCTTAAAACCCCACACGGTACAGTTATACAGTCCGTTAAAAAACGTTATTGGACTAATGATTGGGAAAAGTTTTACGCTTTTATGTTTGAACATAACATTCCTGAGTTATTAGAAAGACGTATACATCAAACAAATATTAAGCAGTTTTTAGAAGAGAACCCCGATATGCTTCCGCTCGGGTTAAATGTGGAAGCAGAGCATTCAATAACAGTAAGGAGAAGCAAATGAGTGAAATCACTCTTTTTAATCAAGATTTACCCGACTACCTAAAAAACGTACAGTTAGATGAAGTAACTAAAGCGTTGGTAGGCAACAACAGCAGCAAGCGTATCTCATTACGGGGCGGCAAATTCCGTATGGTTGTAAATGGGGAAGAAGTATTAACAAGTAATAGCGATGCGTTAAACGTAGTTATTGTGAACGCAGCAAAAGACGTTTCGAGGACATTTTATGCTAAAGTTTATAACCCGAAAGAAGATGCTACACCTCCAGATTGCTGGTCTAATAATGGTGTTACACCTGACGCAACAGTGGAAGCACCTCAGCACCACAACTGCACAGAATGTCCGCAAAACGTTAAGGGATCCGGTGCTGGTGGAGGTCGTGCTTGTCGTCATTTCCGCCGGGTTGCTGTTGCTCTTGCTGACGATATTGGTGGAGATGTTTATCAGTTACAACTTGCATCTAAGTCTATCTTCGGTAAAGGGGATCTAACCCATATGCCGTTTGAGCAGTATGTTAAGTATGTTGGCTCACAAGGCTATAACTTAAATACGCTTACTACTGAAATGCGTTTTGACTCTGACAGCGATACTGCCAAGTTGTTCTTTAAGCCTTTGAAGTTCTTGTCTAAAGAGCAGTGGGAAGTTGCT